TATCTGTAACAGATAGTGGCGGCGATGGATCACTAGCATACAACAATACAACTGGTGTAATTACATATACTGGTCCAAGTGCAACAGATGTCCGCGCTCACTTCAGCGCAGGAACAGGTGTTACTATCACTGATGGTGCAGTTGCTATTGGTCAGGCAGTTGGAACTGGTTCTAACGTTACATTCAATGATTTAACTGTTAGTGGCAATCTTACTGTTTCTGGAACTACAACTACAGTAAATACTGAAACAATCAATCTTGCTGATAATATCATTACACTTAATAGTAATGAAGCTGGCACCCCAAGTCAGAATGCGGGTATCGAAGTTGAACGTGGCACTTCTACTAACGTGGCCCTTCAATGGAATGAAACTAGTGATGTCTGGGAATACACAGTAGACGGCACCAATTATATTCCTGTGGTTGGTACTACTGCAACGCAAACTCTTACAAACAAGACACTTACCAGTCCAACACTAACAACACCAGCATTAGGTACTCCTGCTTCTGGTGTAATGACCAATGTAACTGGTACAGCTTCTGGATTAACTGCTGGTAATGTAACGACCAATGCGAACTTAACTGGGCATATCACATCGGTAGGCAACGCAGCGGTACTTGGATCATTCACTTCTGCTCAACTCCTAGCAGCCTTAACTGATGAAACTGGTACTGGTGCTGCCGTATTTGCAACCAGTCCGACATTGGTTACGCCAACTATTGGCGTAGCAACTGCCACATCTGTTAACAAGGTTGCGATTACTGCTCCAGCAACTGGTTCTACTCTAACACTTGCCAATGGTTCTACTCTAGCAACTTCTGGTGCGTTTAGCACAACTCTAACTGCCACTGCTGCAACTAATGTAACATTACCAACTACTGGCACTCTAGCGACACTTGCTGGTACAGAAACTCTTACCAACAAGACAATCAGCGGTGCATCAAATACACTATCGAATATCGGTAATGGTTCTCTGACAAATAGTGCAATCACTCTTGCTGGTACATCCGTATCTCTAGGTGGTGCATTCACCGCAACTAATATGCTTGATGCAATTAAGACCGTAGATGGCGCAGGGTCAGGACTTGATGCAGATTTACTAGACGGCAATTCAAGTGCATATTTCCGTATCAACATCTATGATTCAGCTGGGACACTATTAAACTAATGGGAACTGTAGTCCAACTTAAAAGAAGCGAAACAACTGGTGCGATACCAAGCACCGTTGACATCGCAGTGGGAGAGCTTGCTGTTAATTTGGCAGATGGTGCGCTATATTCAAAGAAGACTGATGGTAGTATTATCGAAGTTGGCGGATATAATCCAGACTTTTTCACAATTCCAGGAACTATCGACCTGGGAGATATTGCTGGCACAAGTCCCTCTGTTTACGATATGGGTTCATTATAAATAGTCCTAAAGAGGACACGTTATGGCAATTTCATCAAGACAAGGGTTAATAGATTACTGTCTCCGTAGACTCGGTTTTCCAGTAATTGAAATTAATGTCGATGACGATCAAATACAAGATCGCATCGATGACGCATTGCAGTATTTCCAAGAGTTTCATTTTGATGGTGTGGAAAGAATTTATCTTCAACACCAGGTTACGGGCGCAACACTTAAATTTTCTGGTCTATCTGCGCCCTCATTTGAAGACGGCGAAATGCTGATTGGCGCAACGTCAGGTGCAAGATGTAAAGTTGTTTCTATTAACGGCACAACTTTAAGTATTAGTAAAGTATCTGGAACATTTATCGCCAGTGAAACAGTTACAGGTGAAACGTCTGGCTTTAGTAGAACATTAGCACCAACCGCTTTTTATACTCCCGGTGATATTCAGAATGGATATGTTACCATTCCTGATGCGGTTATTGGTGTAATCAGAGTATTGCCAGTAAATGGACCTAGCTCTGGTATGAATAATGCAAACAACATGTTTGATGTTGTATATCAATTCCGCATGAATGATATGTATAATCTTTTATCCGCGGACATGATTTATTATACACAGATGAAGCAATACCTTTCGATGCTAGACATGCTTCTAGTGGGCGATAGGTCGTTTGCATATAATCGTAAGACTGACAAATTAGAAATTCATTGCAACTGGGAAGATGTTTTTGATCCTGGCGATTTCATTATTGTCGAATGCTACCGTATTCTTGACCCAAATACATATACACAAGTATATGATGACCGTTTTCTAAAAACGTATGCAACTGCGCTAATCAAAAAGCAATGGGGTGATAACATGAAGAAGTTTGGTGGTATGCTACTACCGGGCGGTATCGTCATGAACGGCCAACAAGTCTATGATGAAGCGGTGGAAGAAATTCGGATGATTCAACAAGACATGCAACTTAGCTCGGAACTTCCCGTCGATTTCATGGTGGGATAAGATATGCCTACCAATTTCTACTTTCAATCAGGGAATACATCAGGTTCAACAAACGAACAACGTTTGTTGGAGGACCTTATTATCGAAAGCATGAAGATTTATGGGCATGATGTTTACTATCTACCTAGAACCATAGCAAACCAAGATCCAATTCTATTTGAAGATGCGCTTTCATATTTTACCCAAGCATATCCATTGGAAATGTATCTTGAAAACACAGAGGGCTTCGAAGGTCAAGGTGAACTACTAACAAAGTTCGGCTTTGAGTTTAGATCGACCGCAACTTTTGTTGTCGCGAGACGCCGTTGGGAAGAATCTGTTGGTAGAAATGCAGAAAATTTACAGTTACCAGAGCGACCATCTGAAGGCGATCTATTATTCTTTCCTAAAACAAAGACGTTTTTTCAAATCAACTACGTGGACTTTTTAAATCCTTTCTACCAGTTAGGGAAGATTTACACATATAGAATGTCATGCCAAGTATTTGAATTTAGTTCTGAAACTATCGATACTGGCCTTGAAGAAATTGATGGTATTACCGATGGCTTAACTCAAGACATTTTTGATTGGCAACTTATCATGGAGTCTGGTGATTTTGTTCTGTCGAATACCGGCGACTCAATTATCCTACAAGAAAGTGGTACAACAAACGTTGATTCTTTAGATCAGACTAATGAGTTTGAAAACGAAGCGGGCGAGTTCTTAGATTTCACAGCATTCAATCCATTCGGTGAAGTTCAAGTAAGGACAGCGGCATAATGTTTTTGAAGCAGCATTTTTATCACCAGCACATTCGTAAAGCTATCATTGCTTTTGGAACGATATTCAATCAACTAACCGTAGAGCGTAAAAACTCTGCGGGGGAAGTGGCTCAGTCCATTCGAGTGCCTCTTGCATACGGACCTAAAGATAAATTTCTGGCAAGAGTTGCCGCGGTACCTGGAAATGATCCCGCGTCGGTTGCAATCACATTACCTAGAATTGGTTTCGAGATTACTGGTCTTCAATATAATCCACAACAGAAATTGAATATTCTTACAAAGAATATCGCAGTGGGTGTGGGTGACGATGCAGATAAAGTAAGAGTGCAGTATACTAGCACCCCATATACTTTATCGATATCCCTTTTTATCGTAACAAAAAATCAAGATGATGGACTTCAAATCATCGAACAGATTTTACCGTTCTTCAATCCAGATTTTTGTGTGTCCATAACTGATATCCCAGAAATGGGAATCAAAAGAGACTTGCAAATTATATTGGAGAATGTCTCATACGAAGACAATTATGAAGGTGAGTTTACACAAAGACAATCTATTGTATGGAATCTAACCTTTAATCTTGGTATAAACTTCTACGGTCCAGTTGATATGCAGGGTTATATTAAAACTGCAATTGCTAATACGTATGCAGCCATTAATCCTAGTGTGGACACGTTGGAAAAAATTAAGTATCAAGTAACCTATACGCCTAATGATGCATCCTATCTAGACGATTGGAATTATGTGGAGCAATTTGATGAAGCCTACGAATAATCAATACGATAAATTAGATGCCATTTTTGGCACACATATGGATGAAGTTCTGAGTTCGAAAGAAGAAAAACTACCAGTAGTGGTGGAAGAACCATTGCTGCCAGAAATCATATCTACGGGTGATGATATTGAAGATGACTATCTGGCCGCAAGAAAAAAACTAAACGATTTGATTGGTACCAGCCAGCAGGCTCTTGATGGTATGTTGAATGTTGCTCTAGCTAGTGATAGTCCTCGTGCATATGAAGTAGTAGGTCAGTTGATTAAGACCACAGGTGATGCAGCCAAAGACCTTCTTGATTTGCAAGCAAAGAAAAAGAAGTTGCGAGAAGAAGAACCAAAGAAACAGAATATTGATACACAAAACAATATCATCTTTTCTGGTTCCACATCTGATTTACTTAAGGCATTGAAAGCCGAAAAAGCCAAAGTGATAGAACATGAGTGAGGAATCCTCGTATCACGGTAATATTAACTTAAAGCCGATTGGTCATAAGCATAACTTTACATTCGAACAGCTGGCAGAAATTGAAAAGTGCCAGGAAGATCCTATTTACTTTATTGAAAATTATTGTATGATTGTCACACTGGATTATGGTCTCCAGTTATTTAAGTTGTATGATTGTCAGAAAGAAAAAGTAAAACATATTCTAGACAATCGTAAAGCGATTCTTATGGAAGGTCGCCAGCAGGGTAAGACAATTACTTCGGCTGCTTGTATTCTGTGGTACACACTCTTTCAAGATTCAAAAACAGTTGCTATCATGGCTAACAAAACGGCCGCAGCCCGTGAAGTTATGGCACGTTATCAAGGCATGTATGAGCATTTGCCTTTGTGGATGCAACAAGGCGTCAAGACCTGGAACAAGGGTGACGTAGAACTTGAGAACGGCTCTAAGATTTTCACCGCTGCTACAACTGCATCTGGTATTCGTGGTAAGTCTGTTAACTGGCTATACATCGATGAAGCCGCGATCATTCCAAACACCGTCGCAGAACAATTCTTTGCTTCTGTTTATCCTACGATTTCTGCCGGTCAAACAACAAAGATTCTTCTGACATCAACTCCACTTGGTTACAATCACTTCTGGAAATTCTGGAACGAGGCTGAAAAAGGCAACAACGGCTTTGTGCCCATGTTTATTCCTTATCACAGAATTCCTGGTAGAGATGAAGCATGGGCAGAAGAACAACTTCGTTTGCTCGGAGAACTGAAGTTTAACCAAGAAGTATTATGTGAGTTTCTTGGTTCAAGTAACACTCTTGTCTCAGCCAAAACTTTGGCCGCAATGAGTTCTATCGACCCTATTCACACACGAGATGGTCTGGATATTTTTGAAGAGCCTATAGATGGTCATATCTATGCTATGGGTGTAGATACGGCACGAGGTATTGGCGGTGACTATTCTGCTTTCACAGTTTTAGATGTTACAGAAGCGCCATACAGACTGGTTGTAAAATATCGTGATAATAAAATTGCACCGATGTTGTTTCCCAATATCGTAGCTAAAGTAGGTACTGACTACAATAAGGCATATATTCTTGTTGAAATCAATGATATCGGCCAACAAGTGGCAGATATTCTACACATGGAGTTAGAGTATGATAATATTCTGACTACTGTAAAAACTGCTTTAAAGCAATATCTATCGCCTGGATTTGGTACAAAGACTCAGCGCGGCGTTAGAATGACCAAACAAGTAAAGAGGCAGGGTTGTTTTGCCTTGAAGTCTCTACTTGAAGAACAAAAATTATTAGTATTTGATGCCGAAACTATTTCTGAGTTCTCTACTTTCATCGAAAAGCAGGGAAGTTGGATGGCAGATGAAGGTTATTTTGATGACCTTGTAATGAGTCTAGTTCTATTAGCTTGGATGACAAGTAATCCATACTTCAAAGATATGACGAATGTTGATATCAGAGAAAGAATGTATAAGGACCAAATGGATAGTATAGAGGATGAGCTAACTCCATTTGGGACAATAAGTAATGTGCACCAA